AGTTTCAGTTACTCCAGCGTTTAAAGCAACTTTTAAACTAGATGTTGTTTTTCTTTCATAATGATCTATCCATTCAATAGTTGTAGATGTTGCTTTATCTACTCTTCCACCTCTTAAAATGTGAGATATGATAGGAGAATTATTAGGATTTACTAATTGTAATTCTTCTAAAATATCATTTGATATTGCTTGATTTGTTGAGTTTAATTGTTTGTCTATTTTTCCTGCCATTATTCATTACCTCCTGAGTTTTCTAATTCTTGTTTTGCTCTTACATAATTAGCTCTGTCTATATCAGAACCACTTTCAAAAGCTTTTTTTCTTAAATCTTCTAATTGAACCTTTTTATCAGCTCCGCCATTACTACCACCATTCATCGCCCCTGGTACTCCACTAGCTCCAAGAGATTTTACATATTCTCCCATTGTTTCTGCAAAACCTTTAACAGATGCTTCTATTTCTTCTTCATTAGCTCCAGAAATTCTATCTAAAAATTTATCTGGCATTTTATACTTTGTTAATGTAGCTCTTTTTATTTCATCTGTCTTAATCTTTGTAAGCTCAGCATTCTTTGCATCTAAATCTTTTTGAATCTTTTCAAGTTCTTTTTTATGCTTTTCTTCTGCAGTAAGATTAGCATTTTTAATTCTTTCTTCATAATCTTCAATAGATTCATTATGTTGTCTTTCAAGTTCTTTTTTTGCTTTTTCAAATTTTTCATTTTCTCTTTTAAGTCTAGTTTCAATCATTTTATCAACTTCTTCTTGAGTAAATGTTTTTACTTCTCCTGGTTCTGCAAATAGTTGAATATTAATTTTAAATTTTTTCATTTTATCCTCCTGTTTAAAGTCCTGTTTGACTATATTTCTATCCAGGTGTTTTATGTCCTCCAGTACGACAATATTTATCTTTTTACCTCCTTTCTTTGCAATAAAAAAAGCACCTAGTTTTTAGCTAAGTGCTTTTGAGTTTTATTATTCTATTTAGTTCTTTCCTTAAAAAAGTCTTTCCAGTAAGGGTTTTCTTTATCAAATATTTCTTTTTGTTCTGATGTTAAATTGTACGGATAATCTGCAAATAAATTAAAAATTTTTATCTTATCAAAACTAAACATATACTTACCAACTGAATCTAAATCATCTATCCACCATATTTTATCGTTTTTATTATTCTTATAAAAATCACTTAGCATATCCACCTTCTCCTTTCTTTTGCTTATCTTTAGTAGTGTTTATATAACCTAATAAGTTTTTAAATTCCTCGCTATTTTTACAAGAATCTACATCTATTAAAACATTTGATTTTTCAAATTTTATACCACTAACAGAATAGGAAGTTTGGCATTTAAATCTAGTTTTTAAAACAGAGCTGTCTAATTTTTTAAACCCATTTTCTGTTGCCGATTGCAACTCTAAGTATTCAAAGCCTTTATCTCCTCTTCTTATTATCGCAGCATGTTTACCCGTTGCTAGATAATATTCTTTTTTTTCTTTTACAAAAGTAAGCAACTCTTTAACAGCCTTATAATCATTTGATTTTTTTATGACTTTACTCTCAATTCCATCTAAATTAGCAATTTCAACAATGTTTCTCATTGTAGCAAAGATTTCGGTAGATATACCACCTCTAAAATCTAAAACATCGTATCCATTTCTATTCCCTATATAAGCAAATCCCAGAGAAGAACAAGAACCATTTGTTTGATCTCCTCCACCTAATTTTTTAATTATTTCTTCTGTTGTTAATTCTTTTTGAAGTTTTTTAACCTCGTTATACTCTACTTTATCATTTTGAGCCCATACCATTGTAAATGTATTAGGTACTGGCTCTTTACTTTCTTTAGTTATACTCTTATTTTCATCATTTGTCAATGATTCATTATCATTGTTATCTTTTCCTCCTGTTTCATCTTGGGCTTGTTTAGCTAAACTTTCATAATCAATAATTGGAACAGTTGTACTCCTGCATCTTGGGTGCATCGGTGGATAATTCAAACCAACAGCTATATTCTTTATTTCAAAAATATTACCATGCAACTCAGAACAAATTTGACTTGTTCTACTATCCAAAGTAGCACTAAATTCGTATTTTTCTATTCCAGCTTCTTTATACCCATCTAAGGTTGCTTGATTTAAAACATAATTAACTTCAGTTCTTAGAAGTCTTTCAACATCATTCTTTTTAGCTGTCTCAAACTTTTCAGAAACCCTTTTAGTCATAGTTTTAAGATTAATCCCTTGTATCATTCCATTAACTATTTCTTGCTTTACTGTTTCAGCTAGTTTATCAGTATTGCTCCAAAGCCTCTGAGAAAAATTAGCACCACTCCAAGGCTTATCTAAAACTGTTTTTATTTTATCTCTACTGACAACAGGATTAATACCTAAGTCCTTTGTTACTTCTATGAAAGTATCTCTATAAACTGATGTTAAAGTATTCTTAGCATTATCCTCAACTCCAAATATCAACTTAGTAAGCTCCATATCAATTTGAGTTTTAAGACTATCTAATCTACTTATACGACTTTTAGCAGATAATGTTTCAATTTCTAAATATAATTTTTGTGCTTGTAAAGGTGCATTCTTTAAAAGTTTGTTATATTCTTTCATATAATCATGTAAATCTTTTTTCCAAACTTTGTAATCATCACCTTTTAAATGTTTCAAAGCTTCATTATAATTTAGAATATTATCATTCGTATAAGTTGTAGTTATTCTGCTAATTTCTTTAATTATATCCTGTTTAGCTTTTGAAAGTGCTATTTGATACTCTTTTTCAACATCTTGTATTATAGTGAATGCCTTAGCCTCTCTTTTAACTTGTCTTTCTTCCCAATAATCTCTATTCTTTTGAGTCATCAGCACCAACTCCAATTGGAGTATTCATATCTTTCATTACATTAATATCTTCCTCAGCTTTTATCTTTTCTAATTCTCCTTTTGCATCCTCTACAAATGGTAATGTAGATAAAATTGTTTCCCGAGATACTATTCCTTGTAATTTTTGAGCGGTATCTGCTGCTTCAACTAAATTCTTTGGAACATTTCTAGTAAAGACTTTTTGAATATCAGTAGATTTTATTTTTAAGTTATGAAAATCTATCATAAGTTGTAATCTTTGATTAATTGCCTTTTTAAAATACATTTCCTTTTGTGCTGCTAGTTGTTCCAAAGCTAATAATTTATATCCTAAAGCAACTCCTGAGCTATTTCCACTAAACTCTTTGTCTTGCATATCAGGTATCATAGAAAATTTATGAATATCTTGATTAAGTCTATTTTTATTGTTTTGAGCATAGTTATCATTGACTTGCTTAACAAGCCACTTAGCATCACCTTGCTCATTAATAAGCATAACCTTATTTTTATTCATTCTTTCTATTTCTTCATCAGTAGTTCCACCCATATTAACTAAAACTAAATACGCATCTGTAAAATCTTTCATGTCGTCAATAGCAGTTGAGGTTGCTTCATTATAACCATCTATCAAAGAAATTACATTCTTAAAATCTCCATTACCCCTTTTATTGTTTAAGAACTCAATAATTGGGACTTGATTAAATCCGTGTAGTTTAGTTTCTCCT